CTTAAGCCCTTTGAACATTCCGTATAGAACTGCGGGGCAATTCAGGAATGCATTTCCAAACGTTACACTCCTCACACTATCTTTTGATAGGAGGTACGTCTGTACACCAAACATATTAGGACAGAGACAATTGTACTTCATCTCTTCACCATCTTTGTATGCTAGGATTTTCTTATTGTCTTGGGTTCGGGAATTGAAATCGAAAGTTGTGAAGCGATTCATCGGAATGAATTTTGTTATGTTAGGGTTCTTAGCAATCTGTCTGGGGAATTTCGTTACGTTATCAACCGCTGACCAGAGATTCACATTGTTATTGAGAACTTCTGGCGAGGAATTCATACCATAGGTTGTAATAACTGGGTGCTGCAACATCTTATTGATCTTTGCATTCTCTACGAACCTACCAAGAGACGGTCCCCGACCAATAAGATACACAGTCTCCCCGGCATAAATGTTAAAAAGATTAACGTTAGAAAGATTATGCCTAAAGAAAACGGGATGAGAATAATCAGGATGCACCAGATGACCCATGAAAGTCGTCCAGAGAGGATCTTCAGAAGGGGTTTTGGAAAACTCAAGGATTGGAATGTCATTACCCACTCTGCTCTCCGAAGAGTTCCTGAGTCTTAAGTTTGGTGAGATCCCTAATGAACCCGATCTTTGATCTGAGTAGCGATGAGAATTCCTGACTTTTTTCAATGAGTGCCTCCAACTTTTTAATTTGTATATTTACTTGATTGAATGTAGCGTCTGCATCCATATAGGTCTGAATCTCTTTCGCAGACTTCAGATTCAATTGATTCCTGAACTTAAGTTTATGATGAAGCATCTGAGTCAGACTGTTTCTTATTGCTTTCATATCTCCAATGGCAACTTTCATCTGGTACACATCGTCTATAATTTTCGAATGTGTTAGCATGGCGGTTTCCATTTCAGTATGGAGATTGTTCTTGTCAACCTTGGAGAGATCAGACTGAGAAAGATTCTGTACCTTTATCTTTACCTTTTCCATTCTCTCAGCAAGCGCAACGAGAAGTTTTACTTTCTTCTCAGTATCTTCTTTATCTTTCGTCATTCTTTGTTCCTTTGCTAAAATGTCAAGGTCTAAGTTACGATTCATATGATTACCTACCTCGGCATAAAATGCTGTTGCTGACATTGATACTCCTATAAAAGTATTGCGGGGTTGGTAGATGAATACTTTTCTATTGCTGTTGTAGGAACTATTAACTTCTTAGCAGTGACACATAGAGCATTGAAGTCTTTGATCTCTGCTGCTGCCGGTAGATCCTTTTCCATCAGGGACCAAAGGAATACTCTCTTTCCCTTCTTAAGAAGTTCTCTTGCTTTCTTATTAGCATCGAAGTCCAGATTCTCATTATCCAAAGCGTAGATAATGTTATCAGAACCACCGAAGCGATATTCGAATCTACTAATCTGTTCATCAGTTATCTTCTTGACTCCGTTAACTGCAATACTGTTTGTGAGATTGAGTGAGTCGAAGGTTCCTTCAGCAATCAGCACCGGATGATTCTTATCAACTCTCATTTCGTTCAAGAAGAAATCCACCTCCACATCATCAGGACGGTAAGGACAAGAGAGGAATCTAGCGAATCTCGTATTCAAATTTTTATATCTTCTCGAATGAAAATAATATGGAACATTATCTACCTTATCGTAGAATGGAACTATAATGTAATCTCGGAAGTATGCAAACCTAAACTTCTTTGAATCATGAAAGTCCGGGTGAAGCAAGACCATTTCTTTGATACATTCTTCTGGTATGTTCCTGTTTGAAAGATATGCGTGTGCTTCTGGATTTTCTGTTACAGGGTATGTACAAGTGGAAAAGAACTTACCAACTTGGATTTTTGCTTTCCCAACCTCTGTCTCTAGGATATTCACATACGATTCAGGAGTGACCTCTTCAATCTCAATCGAATTATAAAATATGTCCGGGGAAGTCTCATTGGTTTCAGAGAGACGTTTGATATCATTCATATCACGTTCAGTTAAACCCTTACTTCTTTTGGCAAGTTCCTCTGGGCATTTATTCTCAAAGAAGTACAGAGCAGTCTTAGCAAGTCCACAGTTATGACAGTAAATCATACAAGGTTTTCTACCACGCTCTCTCATAATATAAAAACGCTTCTTAGACTTGACCTTTTTTGAATCGCCACATTCAGGACACCTACCACGATAAGTGTGCTTGTCGACCTTCTCTGTGCGTTCTGAGACGTTATAAAATATCTCTACGTACTCTTCGAAAGTAAGTTCTTTCATTCTCTTTTTCCTTTTGTTACTCATTGTATATCCCTATTATAATGCAAAACTGTGACTTGTCAAGACCTAATACAGACAAAGCCACAGAATAAAACAACACTCGTTATACATTTCGATTATGTTCACAAATACTAATGAAACTGCTACGGAATGCATTCTTCCTCTCCTTGTCTATTTAGGTTCCTTGTATTTCTTATATCTTAACCTTTAACTCTTTTTCTTCGACTTTTTTCTCCATTACTGTAAACCCTTCGTCTATATAAAGTTTCTTCCTTTTCTTTCCGTGCCTTGCTCCATATTTTAAATTACAGGAGCAATCGAGTATGTATACATCAGATTTATTCCTAGTCTTTCTTACACCTCTACCGATGGTCTGCGCTACCGTAATCTTACTCTTACCTGCGTCTATCATCGCTACCATGTTGAGGTTAGGTACATTTATACCTACATGAAATATCTGGAAGTTGGTTACAATGATATAAGGTTTCTTTGAACTTCTACAGTATTCGATTATCTCATCTCTCTCCTCTAGTGCTTTCTTCTCGTCACCACTACCGAAGATACTGAATACATCTTCTGCTTCTGCTTTCTCCTTAATCATATGATACATCTTGCTACCATACTCGATGTTCTTAACCAGTGCTACGATGTTCCTACCACTCTGGAAGTTGTTAACAATCATATTAGTAATGTAAGGATTGCGGAACTCATCATCTTTCTGTAGGAACTCTACCTCTTCATGCCAATCCATTGCTGAAGACTTGCGCTTCATTCTGCTAAGAAATCCTTTTGCATAATTGAAGTCTAAGATTCCAACCTTGACCGAGGAGACTGCTGCGTACTCTTCCCTCAGTTGTTTCAACTTCTTCTCATCTACAACGTATCCAAAGAGGGAGAAGATAGTGTCCTGACTCAAATCATCTTCGGGCAGTGTGCCAGTGCAACCGAAAAAGTATTTTGCGTTTCCGAACTGCAGGATGGATTTCTCTACAGTCTTTGATGCTGCTCTATGAACTTCGTCACATATCACCAAGTCAGTATCCGCAAAGAATCTCTTACCATCTGCGGTATCTATAAGGTTGTGGGTCGAGTTGGTCATAGCAATTGTTATAGGTCTGTTAGTCTGTTTCTCCTTACCGTACAACTTGCCAATGAAATCTGGCTTGAAACCAAAGTCGAGGAGATCTCCAACGAACTGAGTAATCAAACTTTGCAGCGGAACTATAATGACTGCTTTGGAAATCAGATTCTTATAGAACAGGAACCCCAATACAAAAGCAATAGTCAGACTCTTACCTGCAGAGGTAGCGTGAAGTGCAACCCCTAACCTTCGGGTTAATATCTTATAGGCAGTTTCGATCTGATAGTCTCTTACTGCTAAATCGATATCATATTTCTTATCGAACTTCTCTTTGCAAGCACCAATTAACTTGGCGCAGAATTTATGAAACTCTTCATAAGTAAAATCATCTTGATCAGGGTTCAGGAACGGAAGGTCTTTAGGTTTCTCTTTCCACTGCCACGGAATATTGTTTGCTTCTAGATGATCAATAGTCTCTTCTAAGTACCCTGCTCTAATATTTGCAGGAGAGTATGTACTAATCTTCCCATTCCATGCCCCGGATTTGAACTTCGGAGTGAATTGATAACCTTCAACATAATGTGAGTGCTTCCATACAAGTTGCTTCAATGCTTCATCACGTTCTGCTCGGTTGCCTCTCTCAGCAGATACGGAATACTTCTGTGCATTAACTCTAGTAATTGTTATCAAAGGATCTTTTCCTTAAGTTTCAAAACATCTTTCTCGTGGTCAAGTGGAAGGACGGAAGTGTCAGAATTCATTTCATCAATAGTTCCGATAGGTACAACAGATTTAATTTCACTCTTCCCTGTATGATTATGTTCGTCTTTCTCAGGGATATATACGTGAGCAACCTTAACGATACAACGCATTCCACGAGCAACTTGATTACCAATAAAAAGAGTTGTAGGAATATCTACAACCATCCATACAGATGCTTTACGATTGAAATGAACATTGATACCAAAAGGTACAAACCAATCTCCCGCTTTCAAGTCACTAAGTTTAAGTTCTTTCACATCTAACTCCACTAACATGTTTACCCTCCAAATAAAAGACTCCCCAATATTTCAGGGGAGTCCGGGTGCATCTCCCTAACACCCACCCTAGTCGTTTACTTTTATAAGTTTGTATTCACCGTCAAGGAATGAAAGAAGTTCCCCATCATTCTTGAAGATTCTTCCTCTACCATGTCCTGAGTCCAAAAGGAAATACAGAACACTCTTATTGATCTTTGACTTCGGTGCTGCTGTAACGAGATAGCAAGGTATACCCTTCATCCATGCCATAACGAGTTCAGCGATTGTTCCACCGAGTTTATCCTGCTCATCAAAATGCCAGATCAGGAAATCAGAATTCTCTACGTAGTCAATGTCTCCCATGATATGAATAGTACGAGGTTCTTTTGTTTCTTCGTCTTCCTCAATCTTGGTTACACCTCTCCAGATTGCAGACATAGTGGTCATGAATTGGTCCCAGTGACCTCCAAGTTGCCAACCAGTTAACTTCTCACCAATTTCCTTTGCAGAACAACCAACCTTCTGTGCTTCTTCTCTAGTCGGATCGAAAGCGTAGATCCCTCTCTGATTAATGAGAGGAGTTAGTATCTGTCTCCAACCCACTCCTGCATCGTCTTTTCCCGGTGCTTCCATGCTGCCGATAAGATATGTCTTGTAAAGGCAATTCAAAATTGATACTGGTTCTTTCTCATTCATATTACATCTCCGTTCTCTTCAATCTTTTCATCCTCATACTTTGCGAGGATTCTGCGTTCAATTTCTGTAGCACACTGTCTCAGTTCACCACAGAAATTTTTATAGTTGTTATATGAAGGTTTGACGTTCTCTTTACAGAACTTATAAAGGATATAATTCAAATCTCCGTCTGCTTGAACTTGGGCAGCAACCATAACTTCCACAATTGGATCTACTTCATCTCTACGTTCTTGCTTAATATACGGCATCATTTCTCCTTTGTTAATAATTGTACCAGAAAACGCCCCTTATGTCAAGTGGTTTCTCCAACTTCTACAACCTCACAATAGCCTCTATTAATACGTAAATGCTTACCCTCTCTAACTTTAGTCGGTCTAGGAAATACAAAATACAATTCCTGTTCAAAATGTTCATCGAATACATCAGCATTTTCGTCGAAACGTTTTACTCTCAATTCGATTGCAGAGATTCTTTCATCACCCTTCAAATCTACTTCACATTCAAATGTAACTTTCATTATGTTCCTCTCTGTGCTATGCCTTCCCAGTAATCTCTTTCTTGTTTCAGAGATTCAACTAATGCTCTTAATCTTGTCATTTCTTTTATTGCTTCTTTATATTCGAATTCAATAGACGATAGAGGATAATCTTCAAACGTTGTATCCACTAATATCTGCATACGCTCTACAATATCTAACATCACTCATCCTCCTTTACGGTTGTGAATCCCATCTTCTTACAGAAGACAACCTTTGAACATTCTTCTTGCGCTGACCACACACCCTTTGAATCTTTGTGAGATACTACGTAGATACCAAGATGAGGATTTGCTTTTGCTTTCTCTTTAAGAATCTCGTGAAGCAAAACGATACTTGGTGAATCCAAACCTGAATCCAGAATCTCATCCAGTACCAACAGAGAAGTTTCCATTCTATGAAATGCATGGAGTACGTCAAAGAATGAAAGCAGAAGTGCAAGATTGATCTTTGCCTTTTCTCCTGTTGATAGATTGTCATAAGAGTGTGCTTTAAGATTACCGTCATATACATCTGCCTCAAGATCATTGTTAAACTTAATCCTGTGAGGACTGACCATCTTCTCAAGGTACTCATTGATCGCCTTGTTAAGGTAGTTGCGGAAGATGCTGATATAGAAACCATAGAAGTTCTTACCGCCGACTAGATCCCGGCAGACTTTATGGATTTGATAATCACGCTTCACTTCTTCTAACTCTACATTAAAATCTTGGAAGTTCTGATCAAGTGTTTTAATCTCCTCATTGATTGCTTCGATACTTACACCACCCTCAGGCTTTGCATTTAGTTGATTCTTATACTCTGTTAGGAGAGAGGTGGAGTGAGTGACTATGTTTGCATTAGTCTGATAAGTATTCATAGAAGCGTTGGCAAGGTTCATCCAATCACGCATCTTTTGAATCTTATCTTCAAGAGTCGCTTTTTCTTCCTTGACTTTGGTTGCGGAGACTTGTACATCTAAACCTTCATCAGCAAGACGCTTGTTAAGACCGGTGCGAAGTTCCTGAGAAATTGGTTGAGTGCATTGTGGACAGTTACTTTGAGTTGAAATGTATTCGTAATCAGTCTTCAATCTCTGATATTCTTTGCGGAGAGAATCAATAGAAGCGTCAAGGCGAATGATTTCTTCATTGGTTTCATTGATCTTAGCAACTGCAAACTCATGTTTTCTAGTGTGTTCCTCTTTGGTTCCACCAAATACCTCCGACTCAATTCCGTTAAGGATTGTCTGTGCTGCTTCTATCTTGGTTTCTTCTTGAAGTATCTTATGATTCAGATCACCAGAAGTGTCTACTACCTCTCCGCTCTCTGCTGCCTCAACCAGAGACTTCAAACGCTCTATCTCTTCTTCCTTGGCAACCTTCTGGATCTCGAACTTGTCCAACTCTAATCTCTTAGACTTGACAGACTCAGTGAGTTGTACCTGAAGGTAATCGAGAAATCCAAGACGGAAGACTTCATTAATAAATGTTCTCTTCTCATTCTTACCATACTCAAAGAAATGCTTACTAGAAGTTCCATTAAGCACAATAAGATTCTTGAAGACTTCAAAAGATATCCCATCAAGAATCTCTTCCTCAATAACTTTGTTCGCCTGACGCTTCTTTGCTTCCTCACTCTCAGCGACACCATTCTTAATGATAATAATCTTATCAGGTTTCATACCACGTTCAATAATATAAACGTCATCGTCCTTTTTGAAACTCAGACGAACCTCACAGTCACAACCATTCTGAATGTTTATTGCCTCTGCCTTTTTGATCCTGCGTTGTGTCCTACCGTAAAGAGCAAACAGAGGAGCGTCAACCAGAACTACAGTCTTACCAGAACCGTTAGATATAACAGAAAGGTTTTCTTCTTCAGTTACATCATAGTTCTCACCATACACATAAGAAAGACCGGTCTTGTAATCAAAGTGCAACCACTCATTTCCGATGCTCATGAAGTTGCGTATCTCGATGTTTAAGAAAGTGATCAATTAATTCTCCTTGTTATCTTTATCTTCTTCACCAGTTTCGGTTTCACCGGACGCAGTACCACCTACAATTTCATCAACTCTCATGCAGTCGTATAGAACTTGGAAGAGATAGATATCTCCATTCTTACAGAACCTTGACTTAGCCATATAAATGTTAGCCTGATCTTTTGCATCCAATTCATCATTACGATTAATTGTTAGAAGCATATCACAGGTCTGAGCAATACCAATAGAGTCTGATATCTTATCCTGTCCAACTCTATCAGAGAAACTATCACGGTTTGTCTGTGCTGCTACAATCATAGGAATATCATATCTCTGTGCAATAGATCTCAATTCAACAGCAAGCGAAAGACCCTTCTCGTACAATCCCATATTCTTATGAACAACAGACGGAGATAGGAGTCCGATGTAATCTACAATAACAATATCAGGTTTCAGTTCACCTTCACTTGTGATATCGAGATTCCTCATCATTGCTTCAATGTCTGCAGGAGTTGTCTTGTATCCCGGCATTTCTTTTATGATGAGACGATTACCCCTTGTCTCTTTTGATTCAGAAATCAACTCTCGTAGTTTCTGATCTCTGAATTGTGCAACTTCAGTCATTGGGGTTTCAAGAAGACAAGCGTCAAGTCTTCTACCAACCTGCTCTTCGTCAATTTCCAAAGTGATATAAAGAATCTTCAAACCTGTCTGCTCTTGATTGAGTAGGAGGTTTGCTACGAAGTTAATCAACCAAAGAGTCTTACCTGAGTTGGAGGGACCGGCGATAACGTGAAGTGCTTTACGATACCAACCACCAAACACATCATCAAACGTTGAGAATCCTGTATTGACATAGGAACCAAAACTGCTAGGTCCGTATCTCTTGTCAATAAAAGAATCTTCATGAAACTCCTGTCCGAGATTGTTGTCAATGATTGCATCATTCAACCGGGAGATTTGGTTTCTTATTTTCTTATAGTCACCCCTCGCATATAGATCATAACTGTTCACAAGGAATCGCTTCAAGAAACAACCCTGAGAGAAGTTATCAAATTTGTCGAGAAGGTAATCGTGTGAAAGGTGTTTTGTTTTCTCATAGTTCGCATAGACTTCATCCCAAGTTACCAACGCCTCTTTCTTGTCTTCAGGATCTAACTCTATTTTGTAAACAGACTGGGCAGGAACCTTACCGTATGCTTTGTAATGCTTCTGCATAACCTCAAAGAAGCATTGATACTTCTCCGAGAAGAATTCCGATTCCAGACGTAGCATGTATGCATGAAAACTTGAAGCGTGAAAGAATAGTACAGTGATTAAATCCAGTTCTGTTATGTTCTTTTCCTGTGGCATATTCAGTTCTCCTTAAGATCCGTCTATATATTATACCACATACATAGACTATTGTCAATACTAGAATAGTAATGTCTGGACAAACTTATTGTCAGAGTCTAAAAATTTGAATCCCAGAATGCTATCTAATGTTATATTAAAACGCAATGCTTCCAATGTAGGGTTTAGAGGATTTAATATAAGCCTGTTAAACATATACTCTACATCAAGTTTAAAATACTTATATAGGACAGGGTGCCAATCGGAACCTATCGGAAGTGTGATCGCTTTGATCCCGAGAGCATTTGAAGGACATATAAAAACTATCTTACCCTTCTCACCCTCTTGGATCTTCGATAAACCTCTGAGTTCGGGGTCGTGATCAATCAGTGCGTTGTATGCCATTGCTCCTGCAATATGATACGGAGTCTTCTTGGCAAAGTAAACTACCGCACTCTTCTCACTCTGTATCACTATATTCGATCCGTCTTTGTACTTCCAGATATTCCTAACACCTTGTACATAAGAAATGTCATCAATAGGCATATTAGGAAGTTCATCAAACTTGTTACGAAGGATTACTTGGAGTTCTCTCTGAGTCAAACCATTCATAAGTTTGATTGTAGTTTCATGGAGGAACTTCTTGATAGGTTTCGAGAGGTTGGACTTCTTAAATTCCATTCCCTTAATCGTGTAGTCCTCTGGTGGATACTGACTCGTCGTTTTATCATAAACAACCTTGGCGATATATTTCTTCTTAGATGTAATCAAGAGTTTCGATATGACTTCCTCAGTCTCAAACTGATACTCATTGTCTGTGAGCATAATATTCTTACATACACTATCCAAGTTCTCTTTGATTGCTGCCTTAATCTCTTTATCAATCTCAAGACAGGCTTTGACACACTCTTCCCGGTTCTCTTCTGAGATCACAATACCTTTGTACTGAAGAATCTTCCCGTAGTTAATGAAGACTGAATCTGTATCACAGTACATAGCGTCGAAGAATGGATTCTTACGCTTCAGGTATTCCATTGTGGACTTGATAACGTACTGACCGGTTGCTGTAACTGCCTCAGCGAGATCTGTATGATAGAATCTACTCCACTTAGTTCCGATGAATCCATACAGGGAGTTAAGTCTAATCTTATAAACCTGCTGAATGGTATTATACCTGTCAGAAAGTTGCTTATCCTCAAGATTCCCAGACTTCTGATACTTCAACTTGTAATCGAAGTACAACTTCTTATTCTTTTTACGAATGGCAATCCACTGGTCAAGGAGAGCAGGGATAACACCACGGAAATCCTTTGTGAAGATTGTACCGTTTGCTCCAACACAAAGGTTTCTACTTTGTAGATAAGTTCTGAGTTCTTCAAATGTATTGAACTGAACAACCTCAGGTCTACCCTGAACTGTATTGATCTTTTTCTTATTGTACTTGTTGTATGACTCAAGAATCTTCTCTTGGTAATCCCCTAGAGACAACCACAGAGGAGAATAGAATTCTACAATGTACGGACCTTGCTGACTTGGTATATCGCCACTCTGAATTTTACCTCTGTATGCATCAATAGATATATTCAAAGCACGGATACAGGAAGGATACAGACTAGCAACATCAAATACTGTCACATAGTCGTACAGTCCCGGTTCGGGAGTCATAACGTATGCTCCGAGAAACTTGGCAGTGTCTTCTGGTGCTTCCTTTGTCTCTGGAAGTTGAATATCTTGCTCTTGACAGTAGCGATAGATTGCAGCGTCATGAATTCTCAACCACGATACGTCAAGACCGATTGCCTTATCGAAACTAATCCCCGACATATAACAACACATAACAAATGTTTCCATAAGTTTTTTCTTGTTGTCAAGTTCGTAAACCAACTTTGAGTCTTGGATACAGTATCTTACAAAACCGTTCCAATCATTTTCGTAAAAGTCCCTGAGTGAACCTTCATACTTGATCTTACCTTCCCCACCAATCTCTACCTCTTCTTCTTCTACGATAGCAGCAAGAGCATAGGAACGTCTCGGAGTCAACTCAAACTTCTTATAGAGAATCATATAATCTACAATGTTGATTCCGTTGGTAAGGAATCTTCTTGCTTCATTCTTAATCCAAGCAGATCCGTTTCCGAAATGCCTGAGAGATTTGTCACCAAAGAGTAGAAGCATTCTATTAAGAATGTAAGGTATGTCATAATCAGCAACGTTCCAACCTGTAATGATTTCAGGGTCGGTATCTTTGAGATACTTCATGTACTCTCTCAGAACTCCACACTCATCACCACAATCTATATACTCAATGTTATCTTCGAGTGCGTGAACAGTATCATTGTAAGGATGAATCCCGAAGAGCATCGTTTTATCTGAAGATGAATCGTAAGAAGAGATCAGAGTGACTCCACCTCTTCTTGCACCTTGTCTATCTGGTCCAACATCCCACGCTTGCAAGAATCCCTTATCATCCATCTGTGTTTCGATATCCATAAACTGAACACGGAGGGGAGGAACTTCATCCTTCTCTGCGTCGAATTCAAATTCATCAGCGAGGAATTTTATGATAGGGTTAACATCGTAGGAGAATCTACAAGGGCAGGTTCTAATTGCTGAAGGAAGTTTCTTATCGAAATATTCACAGGAGATACCTGTGAGGATTGGATTACCGAAGAGATCTTTTCTGAGATCAGGAGTAGTGCCGATTGTCTGCTTGACAACAGCATCACCGTTAGGGACAAAGATTT